GCCAAGAAAAGCTACCTTTAACCACATAGCCATTCATAGCCATCTCTTCCATATGGTCTATTTGTTCATAGATTTTAGTGAGATTAAATAATGAATTTACTGTTTCGTCTCTAAATGCGTGTTTTTCACTTCTTGGAAATTGTCTATAATATTCATTTAAAGCATCGGCATCATTTCTTAAACCTTCTACTTCATTTTCCCAATGCTCAATAACTCCTGTATGTATGAGACCGCCATCAATTCCTTCAACCGCTTCTCGTGGTGTATTGAAGACAGGGAAGCCATACTTATCAATGAATCCTTCGTAGCCCCATTCCATAGGAATGAACAAAGCGTATAATCCACTTGTAGTCTGGCCATTTTTATTTCGTGATCTAACGTCTGAGTCATAGTACAATTTTTTAAAATTATCCCCGCCTTTATCTAAAGCATTCGACGTAGATCCCATCATGCATTTGCCAACAATCTTAGCTCCTAGTCTTAAACAAGTTTTTGTTACACGCCAGTTATTTAATATATTATCAGGTCGCTCCCATTTACCAGATTCGTCATGAACTAATAAAATTAATTTTTCACCATCATAACTATTGTCTCCAGTATTCTTCCAGTCTATTGTTGTATCGAGCCCCTGCCCCGTGAAATCGTCTTCGGCCTCTTTGAAGGAATTTCTTGTGAGCCTTCTTGAGGGTACCTTGTACGATAATTCGGTTTTCGGACGTTCCATTCCGTCCTGTATTGGTTTGAAAAAGAACGGATAGTTGGTCGATATTGGTACAACCTTGTCTGTAAACATCTTCTTAGCATCGGATCCCGACTTAGATAATATCCCAAATCGCGAGTCCCTTGATGTTGTAGCAACGTTAACAGTTTCTGAAGACGCCATGAAGCTAAAGCCAGACCGTCTGTTTTTGAGGTAGCACATTCCATAACATCTGCTATCAGCCTTGCATGCTTCCCAAAAGTAATAGAAGATCCTGTTGGCATGCCTGAAATCCGGTGCCCCCACGTCAATCTTTGTCCAGTTGAGATACATATAGTGTGATCCTGTAATGTAGCATGGCTCACCGTTGCACATGAACCAATAACCATCATTCCTACGAGTAAACTCGGTATCAATATATTTATAGTATTGCTCTTTAGTTTTTTCAGGATGATGTTTAAAATCATGTATGGTTTTTATTTTGCTTAATGATTCAGGTCTTTCCCTTCTTATAAATACCTGGTCTTCTTTCTTTAATTCCTGACCATTTATTTTTTCAGGAGTTTTAGGTATTGCTATCTTGAGACCTTGAATCTCATATATTTCACCAATCGTACCGTCTTTACTTATTACAACGCAATCAAGTTCTTCGTTGTATCCGTACTCGTACTTTTTATGTTTATTATTGTGCTTTACTTTTTTGGTATCAATATGGTCTATAATTATATTGTAGAGTGATTGTGTATACATTATTTTATTCTATCTTCTACTCCAAAAAACTTTACAGACTCTTTTTTATCTTTTGTATTATCTTCAGATAATTCTTCTATCTTTTCTATTATTTTAAATGAATCTTCTATTGCAACCCATTTTGCTTGAGCAGCTATTTTTGCTTTTTCAGGTTCTAGTTCAACTAAATCTATTCGTTGTCTTATAACTTTATCCAGCTCTAATAAAGCTACTTGAGCGGCTTCAATTACTTTTTTTCTCGGATCCATAGTTTATTGTTATATGATTTGATAAAATTCTATATAATTTTTGATCCTCTATGCTAAACTCATATTCTGAATCAGGTGTAAACCCCACCACGTCGCCTACGGTAAATCCTAAGGCTCTTAAATAGCTGTTGCTATACACAAGCTCTCCCAATAATTTTCGCTCGCTGTCAGTAGCCCATTTGGAATCTTCTTTTAATGGCTTTACAAAACAATAACCTTCTAAGCAGTTCCATTGACCATCTCTTTTGTAAGCATAAATTTGATCAGGAGCAACCATATATTCTTTATCTCTTATGTAGCTAGAAGAATCTTTTTCATTGCCTCTAATATCAATCCATCTGCGAAATACGTTATGATGCAATATTACTTCATCATTTTTTTGTATTGGCGTTTGGACCATAGCTGGGGTTGAAATAACTTTGCCAATTCTATTTGTAAACATAAAATCGCGTTCTGTTATTTCTGTATTTAAAATAAGCTCTTGCCCCTCTACATCTGTAGAATTATTATATCTTTGATTGCAGTAAATAATAAAATTGAAAATTGAACGCATTAGTAGTCTAGATTGTACTCAACTGAAATTGCCATGTTTTTATTAAAATGTTTCCAAGGCAATACTTCGTCATTTTTTTTAATAAATATATTATAAGTTCCGTCTTCTTCTATGATGTCTGAAATGGTATGCCCACCATAAACTTCTTGGCCCACAGCATAATGCATTGCTTCATTTTTATAATCTTGGCCAATTGATATTTTTCTAATTAATTTCATTCTAGTAAGTCCAAATTGTTGTTTCAGGTGCGCCAGGATAACCAATACCTACGTGCACAAAGTTATTTTTTCTACTTATACCTATTCTTTTGAATCCAACTTCAATAGCTGCTTTTACTAATTTAAAGGTTGCCTCACCACCTACACAAGCAATATCAACTGCAGCACCATAAGTATGTTCGCCTGGTTTTGATTTTTTAGCTTCAATTGGATGATCAGGAGATCTATAAGTTGATGTTAACTTAATTGGAAAACCATAAACTTCTCTTAGGTTGTCAAGCATTTCTAAAAGCTTTGGATCCATTTTATCAAATTCATTAAATTCAGATTCATTAAAGTATTTCATTGTATTATTTTTTAAGTTTACTATGTATATTAATTAAAGTATAGACAATTGTTAGTAATAAAACCCCTGTCTGTAACATGGGGTTTAAACCTTCCGCCAACGGCGAGCTTGCTAATAATGCTGTTATATTTATACCGTATATTTTTAAATCTGTCATTTGTGTCTATTATTACCCATAATTTTTTCGGCACCGCGTGATCCAAAATATCCTATGAATACAATTGTCATTAATTCTTTTACTGTGTCTAATTGCTCTATTTGCATATACCATCCAATAACAAAAGCTACTGTTAAAAATACTAGCGTTAGCGGCCGTACATTAGAAGCTAGCCAAGATCCAGATCTTGCATCAGCAACCCAACGACGTGTTATGCCATCAATTTCAGTTCTTTCTAATTCTAGCTTTTTAAGTGCTAATTCTTTATCAGCATCCGACATATCAGATCCGCCAATAATAGCTTGTATTACAGAGCCTACAGGAGTGTCCCCTGCAATTGCACCAACAACGTTAGGAATTTTGTCTAATAAAAATTTACCAACGCCGGTATCTTTAAATTTCTTTTTTTCCATTGTTTATGCTATTGCCCAATAAATGTAAGTTTGTGTATTTGTATTATATTGACTATCATTACTAATAATTTCAAAACCAGTGGAATTAATATTCATAATATTACCCCACCCATTGGATGGCCAATCATTTTCAACTGTACCCGATTCAAATCGTAAATCTTTTGTAACTGGATTTGATGGGCTTCTTGTTGTATCTACAACCCGAAAACCTGTATTTCCCACGCCTTTAACCATTAAAAATCTTGGTCTAAACCCTGTCGTAATAGTTGGACCAGTTGTAGAACCATTTCCAGTGTACGTGCCTATTTTCTGATAACCAGCTACTGAATGGAAGCAGTAGGCAATATATCTTGAATTTGAGTCACTATTAAAATCCCCTGCTGCAGGAATTTGTATTGTTGAATTTGTTACTGTTACAGACCTTCCCGATGACGTTGTGTTGGAGTTCATTTGAAAAGAATTCCAAGTGCCGGTTCCGCTACCTTGAAACAAATAAAATTCTTGAGTTGTTGTATATCTTTTTACAATCATTAATTCAACCGGACTTGATAAACCAGTTCCCGTTGAACCTCCGCCACCAGCACCTTGATATTCAACAATTGAAAATCCAGCAGCAGGATTTGCAGAAACGTTTGTTGTGATTCCCCCATCTGTATTTGATACTGCTGTACCTCCTGCCTTGAAACACCACGCAACGAAATTTATGCCGCTTTTGTTGAAGTATTGATTATCATAAGGGAACGCACTACCAACAGCCGAAGTAAAACCGTTTGAATCAAAACTTGATAAATATCCGTACGCTTCATTATTGTAACCCCCTTCAGCAGCATTTGAATTTATTTGAAGTTCCTTTGTAGCCCCCGCACCGCGAACCGAATCATAAGCAAAATTCGGCCAACCGTCATTTCTTGCTTTGTGAATAATAAAGTCGGGTTGAAAATCTAAAGAAGATATACTTCGCGAACTTTCTTGATTTGAACCTGAGTAAGTAACAATACCAAAATTGTCAGTGTTTATAAATTGTTTCTCAACAGTTATGGTAAATGTTCTAGGTGTAGCTTGGCTTTCATCATCTGTAGCAGTTACAGTAAATGTGTATAATGTATCCGCAGTTTCTAAGCTTGTAGTTCCATCAATATCAGCACCTGTTAAAGACAAACCTGTAGGTAGAGCTCCACTTGTAATATTAAATGTAATAGTGCCCGCATCAGGTTCTGTAGCTTGCAATGTAATTGTGGATATAGTTTCACCTGAAGCAAATGTACCTAAGCTACCTGTAGGCGTAGTCCAAGAAGGAATACCATTATAAGAAATGCCATTGATATAAGTAGCTGAACCTGTATCCGTATTTGTAACTACAATA